CACCGGCTGCCACTGCATCTGCTACTGCTGCTTCACCAGCTGCTACCGCTTCGGCTACTTTAGTTTCTCCAGCAGCAATAGCATCCTGTAAAGTTTCTTGTGCTGCGTCTTTTGTGTTTTGTAAAGTTTCTTCTGCTTGTTCTAAAGCATCTGCTAACGCTTGATTACCAGCTTCAATAGCATCTTCTTTAGCTTGTGTAACTTCAGCTAACTTAGTTGTTAAGTTATCTACAGTATCATTTAAAGTAGTTACAGAGTTATTTAAAGTCTCTATTTGTTCTTCATTAGCGGTGTTAATTTGTTCTTGTGCTTCCAAAGCAGATTCAGCAGTCTCTAAACTTGATTTTAAATCTGCTGCTGTTTCTTGAGAAGTTTCTAAAGCTGTTTGTAAATTTGTCAAGTTTATTTGTAAACCTGAGCTTATTTCTTTCTCTCCTTCTAACTCTTCTTCAAGCCCTTCCAGCGAGGTAGTCAAGGTATCTATAGTAGACTCTAAACCTGTTGTTTCCTCAAGAAAGTTTGATTGTAGTTCTCCTAACGCTTCCTTAACTGCGTTATCTACATCTTCTTGATTAAACTCTGTAGTATCTTCAGGTAAACTATCGATAGCTGCTGTTACTGCTTGATCTATGTCTTCCTGAGTAAATGGAGTTGTGTCCTCAGGAAGAGAAGATAACGCATCGGTTACAAATTGGTCTACATCGTCTTGGTCGTAAATTGTTGTGTCTTCAGGTATACTGTCCTGATAAGCTGCTAGCGCATCGGCTAATGCTTGGTCTGAGTCTATTTTAGCTTGGGACAAAGCATTATCTACAGCACCATCAATTTGTTGTTGGACTTGTTCAGGAGTAAAAAGACCTTCTGTTGCTTCAGCTACAGCAGCTGCAGCCTGTTCTTTTGCCTGTTCTTCAGTTAAAAGACCTGAAGTTGCACTTTCTACAGCAGATTCAACAGCTGCGTCTATAATTGAAGATATGCTTTCTAAAGGTACAGTAATACCGCCACTAGGTCGTCCATCTCCCTGCCCACCTGTTGTATCTCCTTGTCCTCCTACTGAAAAACTAATAGTTTGGCTGCTTTCTTCTTCTTCTTCTGTTGTTTCTGTTTCTTGTGTTGCTTCCTCTCCCCCTGTTTCTGTGTCTTGTGTCGTTACCGGGGGTGTAACATCAGGAATTATTTCTTCATTTACTGGTATGTTTGTTACTTCAGTAGTTGTGTCTATTGGATCAGCTGGTAATTGTTCTACTGTTGTTGAAACAAGATCTTCTGTTTGACCTGTTAATATGTCAACCACAGTTGGGTCAGTAACTGCAGTTTCTGCAGGTTCTTCAGTAACTACAGTTTCTGCAGGTTCTTCAGTAACTATATCTTCATCAGGTTGATTAAAGATTTCTTCTCCAAACCTGTCTACAAAGTAGTTTACTACTGATGGATACTCACTCGCTGCATCATAAAAAGCTGATAGTAAATCTGGATCACCGTCCTGAACTTGCTGTACAAAACCTCTGTCTTCATCCCAACCAGCGTCCACTAACGCTTGAGCAAAATCTCTTAGCTGAGTGTTGAACTCGATAGCTCCTTTTTGTTGTTTACCAAAGCTACCTGTTCCCGGCTTGTAAGCTATAAGCCTAGACAGTTCTTTTCTTAGTGGATCTGTCTGCCCACTTATTTGAGTACCAATGGCAGGTATTAAGTTGTACAGTAAATAAGAAGCTGTTATAGGGTTAAAACCGAATGGTAAAGTAGAAGCTGCTGATCCTGCTGATGCGCCTCCTGCTATTACGTCTGATGCTTCAGTTAAAAACTGAACAGGGCCAGCTATTCCCGGAGTTCCTGCTACTGTTCCAAGAGCAGGAATACCATAGTCTATTGTAAAAGTCCCTGCCCCTGAACCTAGTAATCCTTGTCCTAGTCCCTCTAGTATGCTAGTATCGTCAGGGATAGAGAAGTCAACTTCTTGTTGTTGTTGCTCTTCTTGCTCTTGCTCTTCCTCTTCTTCTAAAGGAAGTCTAAAGCCTTCAAGTGGGTCATTAATAACATCAAAACCAGACCTGAAAGGTTCTCTAAAAGCAAATGATGAGTAATGTCCCGGCACTACTTCTTACCCCATGTAGATAAAGTCTTGATGCCAAAGCTAGCTGATATTGCACCACCTAAGAATACTTTGTAGTAATCAGGCATGGTAGCTAGCACGTTGAAACCTTCCTGCACGTAAGGAACCATGCTAGGTATAAAAGCACAAATGAGTGGCAAGCTGAGTATAACAGCAAACCACTCATCTTTCCATGAGGACTGAGATCCTTGAGCTTGCATGGTTTCCCAATCAGCGTCAGTCTCTATACGCCTCATCTTCGACTCATGTACAGCCTTTTTCTCGTCAGCTTTATTTTGAAAATAAGATCCGACTAGGTTTGTTATTGGTCCTATCAAAGACTGTAGCATTCATCTCCTCTGTGTAAAAGCTTAGGGGCTACCCGAAAGTAACCCCATCAGCTTAGTTGGTGTTAGCCAGCAGGAACAACCAGCGTTAGACCAGACTCAGGACGCAGTACAGCTTTACCGTACAGCATATCTGAGGTAAACAAGTTAGCAAGGAACTCTTGCTTGTAAGTTGTTTGAGATCTAACACCCATTTGCTCTACTAGAACAATAGCATCTCTGTGTAGGAGCATAGCACCTAGAGAGTCTACTGAGCTAGCTGAGTTGTCTCCAGCAGCCTCAACAGTTGGACAGTTGGTGCTGACAAAGACATCAATACCGTATAACTGACCAATTTGACCACCGGGAACCTGACCGCTGTTAACGAAGTCTGAGCTTACGTATCGGTCAATCCCCATGATCGTGTTACGGACAATAGGCGGGACTACAAAGAAGCGATTGTCCATAGGCACGTCTTGGTCATCCAGCTTTTGAATGATTCCACGGAAACCAGCGTCAGTAAATACGTCAGCGGAAACTACCGTGTCAGCAGTGTAAGTTGAAAGACCGTTTGAAGCGTCTACAAAGAACGTACCTGCGTTGTTGAGGTAAGTCGTGCTAGTCGTACCTGAAGTTCCCAGACCCGGCCCTAAAGCTGAGAGATCTGAGTCAACCTGAGTAGCCAAAGCGTACCCAGCATCTTCAGTGTAAAACTGACGCAACGAAGCCAAAGCCTGTACTTCAGTAATGTCTTCGATCAAACGAGAGTACTCGAAGTGTCGATTGACTGTTACCTGTACTTCACTTTCCGTTGCGTTTTGAACCGTAACGGCAGTGTTTTCAGATTTAGCATTCGCTGATCCACGAGTAGGCTTAGGAATGTGAAGCACATCACCTTTCTTGCCTTCCATGGACATTCTCTTAACGAGGTTAGCAAAAACCAAGTTCTTCTCATACGAAGCTATAATTTCATCAGACCAGATTTCTGGGATGAAAGTAGCTGCGCTAGTGTTGTCTACAAACCCGCCAGTAGCAGGATATGTTGAAGTAGCCATCTAATTTCCCCTTAATGGATAATTATTTGACCCTGTTCTCTGCATAAGCTCTGAGTATTTCATCAGAAAGCGAAGCATATCTATCAGGGTCAGTTTTCATAAGTTTAATAATGTCTGCCCTTCGGTAGATTTTCTTTGGAGACCTTTCAGTGCTACCGCTTGCACCACCAGTGCTGGCTGCTCTAGCTGTTTGTTTCCTACTTTGTTTCTCAGCTTCAGCAGTCTGCGTTACTATCTGTTGGCGTTCCTTCCACAAAGTGAAAAGCTCGTCAGCAGACTCATGGTCGTACTGTTGGTCAGCAGCTACAAACAACTTTGTCCTAACTGGAGAAGCTTGTATCCATTCTGCAAACTTACTGTCTTTCAGTATCGTTTCCATATCTGGATGCTTTGTCTTCAGTACATTCAGAGCCGTAGCTTGTTTGTACTGAGCACTCAGCGTTTCAGCTTCTTTGATCTTAGGATGATTTGCAATCCGTTGATCTATAGCTTTGTCTGGTTCCGTAAAGAAATCTACTTCTTCTTGGACTGTTTGTTCAGGTTCGTTTGGTGTGAGTTGTGTTTGGATGTAGTTGTCTACAACTTTTCTAAGCTCACCTACTTCAGAACTTTGTCTGCCCAGAAGCTTTTCAGCCTCTTGGTGCATTTGTACTAAGTCCTGAACAGACTTACCCTGATACTTGTCAGGTAGTTGAGGTTCCTCAGGAGTTGCCTCTGGTTCTTCCTGTTCCGTATCAAAAAGTTGATCTTGCTGCGGTTGCTCTTCTTGTTCTGCCTGAACTGGCGGTGCAGCATCCTCACGCTCTAATATTTTAGCCATCATTAAACTCCGTACCCTATAGTATTGTGGAGAAAGTAGAAAGGGTTCTAGCTATGAACTTTGCTTTCTTTCGTATTTTATGTGACTATCTCTAGCCCTAGCCCAACGCCGTGTAGCGTCAGGAAAGTGACCACTGATAGGATCTAAAGAAGACCTAACAGGTGAGATAATCCTAGTAGCACTATAACCGCATTGACACCTAACGGTGCGCTTGTTTTCGTCTACTAGCTGCTCAAAAACGTGTCCATCAAGACACTTGAAATCATACAGTTTCAGCATCAGATTTCTTGGGAAGCGGTCGCTGCTTCTGCCTCAGCTTTTTCTTCCTCATCAGACTCCTGTGCGTCTTTTTCAGCATTTTCCATTTGAGCTGGTAAGTTAAACAGAGTTGCAAGAATCGCCAGTTGTCCTTTACGGAAGTGTAGATTCTCTACGTCTGTTGTCGCTTCGACTGAGTTTATTTGCGCTACGTTTTGTTGTAGATCTCCGATTAGTTGTTTCCAACCAGCAGAGTTAAACATCTCGTTGTAGTTAGCAAAGTATTCCTCTAGTTCTTTAGTCATCTTTTGTATTCCCTTAGTGTCTAAGATACAATTTTTAGTATATCACATTTTGTGCTAAAAGTCAAGCATTATCTGCCTCTTTTTGCACCTCTTTTCTTTCTCATGCCATTCATCATTGGCTTCTTCTTTTTCTTGGAACCGTTCATCCCACCGTAGCTTTTACCGTATCCGGGCATAGTTTTCTCCTTAGGCAGTTAACATTTCCACCGTCTTCTAGCTTGCCTAATCCTAGAATTCGGATCGTTCCGTGTTTTAGCGGAACTTCTTTTTAACTGTCCTAGAGACCTAGCACAGTATGACTTACGTCTTTTAGCAGCTTTACTACCGGGCTTTACTTTCCCAGTGACAGCAGTTTTAAGCTTAGAGCCGGGGTTGGCTGCTCTGTAGGCTTTTACGCCTTTCTCAGTCATCCCTGCACCAGCTTTAGTAGGACGATAGTTACCGCCTTTGCCTGTGGTGCGTCTAATCGGCTTGCTTCGCTTTCTGTCTGTCATTATGCTGCCTTGGATGTAGTTTTCTTAGCTGGTTTCTTTTCAGCTGCTTCTAGCTCTTTGATTCTATTCTCAAGCTCTTCAAACTTAGTATTAATTTGTTCTACTACTTGTTGAAGTTCTGTTCTCGATACTACCATAGATTATCCCCGGTTGTTAGCCTTTAGGTCTAGTTCTTTTTCTTTGAGCATAGTCTGTGCAATCTTCAGCCTACGTTCAAACTCCCTGTCGTCATCAGTGCCTTTCTCTAAGTTTGTAGTGACAGCTTTAATTCTGTCTATCTCAAGCTCTTGAGGTGCTATCTGAGTCTCTACAACAATCTTCTGTGCTCTAGCCTGAGATTCAGCAGCTTGTCCCTGCAATGCTTGGGTCTGCGATTGCTGGAACTGTAGCTGTGCTTGTTGTGCAGCCATAGCCATTTCTTGTTGTTCTGGAGTAGGTTGAGATTGCTGTGCTGCTTGCTGTAGTCTTGCAGCTAGCTCTTCTCTGTTAGCCAAGTTCATGTTGTCTATAATCGACTCAATCAGTGTGCTGTACAAAGGTGAGTCCTGTGACATAGTTTGTAGAAGCTGTACAAGCTGTGTTACCTCGTACTCTCTAGCGATAATGCCTAGGCTAGATGTAGCATTAAACTTGAAGTCTCTAACAGGATAGCTCTCAGGATCAAACTGCATATATCTACACGCAGCTTTCTTTACAAAAGGTATTAGGAAACAATCTTGGAAGTTTATCAGTGTGCGCTTGTGACGCTTAATAATAGCCCCAAGAGACATACTGATACCAGCAGCGGTAGCTTCGCCGTTAATAGACCCCGGTATACCAGCAGAGTCGATAGCCCCTGTAGACATCTGCACCATACGCTGTAGAGCGTTGGCTTGTTCAAATGTAATCTGGCTGACTTGACCAAAATTAAAAGGTTGTAAAACTTGTCTAGGATCACCATTGGTTAATATTATCTTTCCGGG